GTGCCTTACGGGTACGGGGGGGCTCGGCCCTATGACGGGGGGTACTCAAATTTCCCGCTTTGATTTGTGCTGGTGACATGACACGCACAGCGACTGCAAATTTTTCCATTCGTTAGTACCACCACGATGCAATGGAACGATGTGGTCGGTCTCTAGATCAGCAACACCACCACAATGTGCACAGCACATATGCACTGCTTTGTGCTCACGCGCTATGCGTGTCCATGTACCACCACGTGAGCGTGATGTCTGTGCATAGTTGAAGGTCTTGCCTAGATCGGCTTTGTATTTCCATCTAGCCATGTGCGCACCTCTTCCATGAGTCGCGTATCGACCTCTTCCCTCCACGCTAATAGCCATTCCTCATCGTCCTGCCTGGCAAGCACAATGGGTAACCACCCTAACTTTGCATCGGTACGTGCTTGCAACATGGCGTCTTCAAGGCCAGCGCAACGTGGTGCAACATTGGGCAAACACGCCTCGTCATCCATCACTGTGCGCAGTTTGCTTAGCCGGCAAATCAAGAGGCTTCCACTCACGATCAGGTTGTCGTTTGCAAGACGCTTGTACACGTACGAATAGCCTGATTTCCTGCGCTTCACCTCAACGTGAATCTTCCAATCGCACTGTGCCTCAATGTCGGCTTTGCCCTTGCCATAACGCTGGGCCGTGCGCTCCCAGGTGAACGGGAACAACTTGCCAAGCGCTCTACATGCGTCGAGCTCACCGTTCTTTCCCTTCGTGCGTGAATTGGTCATGCCCCGTCATCTTCCGCTTGGTCGACTTCCTGATCCGTGACACAACGTGGCGTGATAGGCCCGTATTCCTCGATAGTGTCACGCTGGTGGCGCGTGTCTTCCGTGGTTCCATTCTGCCCAGTGGATTTAACAGACCGTGGCGTCGTGTAAATCGACTCCATGCGTGCAATGCGTGTGCGCAGCGCTTGGATCACGAGTATCTGCTGAAGGATTTGGTCTTCAAGGCGTTCGGGCTGTGTCATGCGACTCCCTGCAATCGGTGTAAGACAACCTTGGCAACATCACGTGCGCCGCCCAGGTTCTCGGTGTGGTGTTTCAATGTCGAGTACGCATCGTTGCCGCTCCGGGCCCAATGCTCCAACAGCAAGCGCCATGCGCCCAGTGCGTCGCGGTCACTCAGACCGTGCGAGACCAGTACGCGCCGGCAGACGGAACACTGGTTCTTGAGGTCGGCTCTCGGGTCTCTCTGCCTGATCCGGTTTGCCATGTCCGATTGAACCTCCCACCCGCTAAACGCGTTAGCGTTTGCTTGGTTAGGTGGACTAGTTAATTGGACTAGTTCCGATCCCTGCGTCATCTTGACGCCGATAGAAGCGTCATATTGATGCATCTCCTGCGTCATCTTGATGCTTCGTGATGCATCAACTTGACGCCGATCCTCACCTGTCAGGTTGATGTGATAGACGAGCGCCTTACCTCGGCTACTCGTTGTCAAGACACCACTTGCGCGTAGTTGCTCCAGGGCACGTTGGCAGGTCGAGCGACTGATCCCGCACTTCGCGGCCAGCACCGCCTGGCGAGGGTAAGCAAGGCGTCCGTAGTCCAACAGCGCCAAAAGCACCAACTTTTGGATGCCGTCAAGCGCTCCGCAGCGCCACACTTCCGATGGTTGTGGACGGGTCATGAGTTGCCCCCAATCGCTCGGTCGACCGCTTTGGCAATCATGTCCGCTTGGACAGAGTTCTTTGGTGACCGCCCTTTAAGTGGCTTCGATAGCCGATTACGTTGAATGGCGGCCTTGGCATTTGATGCCTTGGCATTTAATGACTGTAATTCCTTACGAAGTTCTTTGTTTGCCAACTCAAGAACTTCGATCCTCTTAATCAACTCAAGAGTCGATGCCAACCATTCAGATTGTGAGATTGTGCTCAAAACGGCACCTCCTCTTCGACCACCACCTGAATGTCCGTGATGATGACGCCGTCTTGCCAGGGCTTGAGGTGCAGCACAACCAACTTGCCGATGATGTCCGAATCAACCGCCGAGAATGACGTAAACCATTCCACACCATTGGCTTCCAACCCTACGCGCCAGTATTGCTTTCCCGACTTTGCCGTCTTTGGGTCAACTCCTGCACAAATGCCTCGTATCTGCTGACCGCCTTTAGGCGCTGGTTTGCCTTCTGCGGGCTTTGACGCCTTGGATGGCGCAGCGAGTGCCTTGCGAGGCGCGGACGCCTCCTGAGGCATCCTAGTGGCTTCCTCGGGCATCTCCTCAGCGATGCTGCCCTCGTAGTCGAGCGCGGCGAACGCCCACCCCATGACACCCTTCAGGGCGCGGCCAGTAGCGCGAGTCTGCGCCATCATCTGCCTGGCAAACTGTGGGCGGGTGTTCCAAGGGCGCTCGTCATCAAAGACCGAGCCAATGCCCGAGCCCACTATGACGCCATTCAACAACACCGTGCAGGTCGCTTCCCAGTATCCGGCAACGCTTTCCGTCGGTTCGACGTGCCGGAGACTGGCAGTACCACTGGTATAGCCGAGCGACGAGGCAATCGCCTGTGCGCCCTGCACGGTGAGGTAGTTGCGACCCTGGATGACTTGCGTGTACTTCGCACGGACGATAGGCCCAACAATGCGGCACACCTCCTCGTTGCGTTTGACAATCGCCCCAGGATTGATTTCGTTAGTGGTGAGTTCGTTCACTTGCGCAGCTCCTGCTTGCAGGATTCGTGCGACGGGTCAAGGAACATGAGCATAAAGACGCCCATTGCGAAACACCCCGATAAAACTAGCAGTAGATCAACCATGAATGCTCCTCTCAAAGCATTGCGCTGGTGACGCTCGGAGCCATCGTGGCTCCCGTTAGCGCTTCCATACGCGTGCTTTGAGTCTATCGACCAGTTTGGAACTTCGCAACAGAATTCTAGAAAGCCACCCTGGCGTAGCCTTGTTCAACGCCGCTTGCCGCTTCTTGCACCCGCCGCAAGGCTTGACGCCTACAGCCTTTGTAACCGCTGCCACGGCGTCGCCTAAGCCCCCAAAAAATGGCGAACAATCAACCCACACGGGTTCGCCGTTCTTGATTTGGTAGCAGCGGAAGTGCTGTTGGCCTTGCCAATCAAAACGAATGCGACTCAAACCGACCGGATGAGATCGATGCTGCTTGGTGGTTGCCATGTGGTAGGTATGTTTGGTGAAGTTTTCCACGAACTGGCGCACGCAATGCCTCCTGGCAGAATGCATTCAGGTGGATAATTTAATTGATACGTGCGATATGCCGCCGGATACTCACACTTTAATAAATTGTAAGAACCCTCGGCAAAAAATTCACCTGGCCCGACTCTTCTGCCATAAGTGCAAACCCATTCGACTTCATGAGAAAAGTTAAATGCTGAAGATCGCGGGTACATCGTAACTTGGGAATCAACACATGCTCCATCTTCCGTGTCCCATCTTGTCATCAAAAAAGAATCGCTATATGTGTATGTAACGGCGATTAATGTGCAACATTCATCATTTACTTCGGGATTGTCAGCCGCGCAAGTGGTGAAATTCCAGTGAGCATTTGGGGTCACGCTAAAAATTCTCACGGCACCATCTTGCACGCTTGCAATGTTTGCGCCACAATCAATTCCGGTGCTTAGGACAAAATCGCAATCCGGACGCTCGGCACCGGGGCACCAATCCCATTTCATTAAATGCGATCCGCTCATAGTTGGCGCTGCTTCATCCATTATGCTTTCGCATATTTCGTCTTGACAAATGAGTTCCATAAAGTCAGTGTTTCCCACTGCTTTTCTGCGGTAGACCTGTCGAGCACATGCACCAAAAATCGTGCAATCCGGGTAGAGAAAGTCAAGGCAACCAAACAAAAGCCCATTACCCGCGGAATCGTTGATGATCCCGGTTGCGGATACGTACAACGTCCATTCCTTGGGGGAACTTGGGCAATCCTGGCATGGATAGCCACTGGCCGGTTCATCACAACAGCACGTTCGCCGTCTTGTCATTTGCCGCCCTGCCGACGGCAATAAATGTAACCAACAATGAGGCCGCAACTCGCTAGGAATAATGCAAATGCAACCGACCCGATCAAAGATTCCGCCGAGGCTTGGATAATCATTTGCGCGCCTTCTTTCCTACTGGTCTGAACTTCCTGAACGTGTTTCCGACTGAGCATCCACCCGCAAACGTAACGACGAGTAGGGCCACCATCCATATCGTGTATTGAGTTGTAGTAAGCATCAGCGGCCTCGTGGTATGTAGGTATAAATGAGTGCTCCGATCACAGCGGCCACCACTGCGACCGAGACGTACTGAAGCGTTGAGTGGATCGGACTTTGGTCATCGGATACGAACGGTATGGCCTGGTGAACTGCATTTGCCTGTGCCTCGATACTGTCAAGCTCGGCGCTTGCCGCCACCAGGTGCGCCCGTGCTACCGCTGCTGATGCTGCGCTCGATGTCGCTGCCTGTGAGATAGCCGCCGTGCTCGAAGCGCATCCGCTGCTAAGGATCAGGATGATGAATAGCGCGAGGTGGATCACACAAACTCCCGCCGCGGCGTGGCCGGCAAACAAGTCGGGAGCGTGGCAAGGAGCGCCGGCGCGAGTGTCTCGCAGCGCAGGTTGGCATGGATGCGTAGATCCTCTGGCGTGATGACGTTGCCGTCTTGGTCGAGCACAGCGCCCATCGTGCCAATCATGTCGATATAGCGCGGCTCCGGGATCAGCGCCAGCGCGGTGTTCATCTGCGCTAGTGTGGTGGTGCGTAGGTAATAGTTCGTCATGTGGTCTTCGCTTGCATTTCTGCGTAGGTCAAGCCCGTGTAGTACTTCACGCTCTTGATGGAGTTATTGATGTAGCCATCCCACACGCCCGTGCCGCTTACGCCTGTGGTGGACTGCGATCCCAGGGTGAGCCAGGTCGAGAGCGTGGTACCTACGTTGCTGCCGCCGAACGTAGGCGTAGCGCCGTTCACGCACAGGTCAAACGATGCCGTAGGCGTTGGTGCATTCCACGCGATCGCCACCTTGTTCAGTCCGGCAGTCAGCCCGGTCTGCGTCACTGGCGAACCAGCGCTGAAAGCAATCTGCGCCGTGGCGCTTGCGTTGGCTTGCTTGAGGTGCCAATGCCGTGTGGCCGTTGGATCGGTGGACATGATCGAACGATCACCAACACCGTACGCGCCGCGGTAGAACTCCACCACCATTGCGCCCGGTTGCGCGTAGAGGGATGTCCACGCGGTACTGCGGATCACGGCATCGTCGGCGAGGCGAGTAAGCGAGGATGCTCCGGTCGGGATGTAGGAAGTAGCCGTGGAACCGCTTTCTGTTTGGGCGCCGTAGACAAGCACATCTGCGGTTTCCGCGCCGCTATTGACGTTGTCCCAAAGCATGATTTGAAACTCTGCGCTACCGTCAGTAACAGAAAGTGTGTGGGTAAAACGTTGCCATGTGGTGGTGACTGCACAGTCAACACCCGCACTGGATCCCAATCTAAGAACCACGGCTTGACTGCTTGGAGCGCCAGCAGCCGTGTTTGCCTTCATCCATATTGACATGATGTACCCGCCATTTGAAACAGATATGGCTCGGCGAATGCGGGAGAACACGCCTCCGGTTTTGTTGAAAACAATCCGCGTAACGGTTGAAGCACCATCTGGCCCCGTTGCCGAATAAGAGGCATCAACTGTTGGATCAAAACCTCCAGTTTGCGCCCCGTCTTTGGTCCATTCCGCGTTACTGAATTGGTTGCTATACGTGCATAGATTCGTTGCGCTGGCCTCAATGAGCAAGCCCTTGGCCACACCGCCCGTGTAATCGAATCGCGCCGCGCCAGCGCTTGCTACCGTCTTCACGTACCCACTGGCATCGATGAAGGTGGCGCGCGCCGTGGAGTCTGCCCTGGTGAACGTCACGGCAGTCGGCATCGTGCCCGTGCTGAAGTCAAGATTCAGCGTGGCCGTGTCGCCCAGCATCGCTTTACGCATCATTGAGGTGTACATCAGATTGTCTCCGCTGAGGTGCGAAAGCCGATGGTCGCAATGTGGAGCGAGTCGGTACTAGCGTGGTCGAGGTAGAGAACGATCGTGCCCCATGAGTTTGGCGCGTATGCGGCGGTCTGCGCCATCGATAGCGTCCAGGTGAACGTGCCCGAGGCGGCGAGCACTACGGCGTACGTCCCTGTGTTGAGCGTGTTGGTGGAACCGATTTGCACGTTGCCCTTGACCGTGTAGCCGGTCAGGTTCTGCGCTGTGCTTGTGCCTTCTAGCTGCACGGTGCCAGCAAGCACCCACTCTTCGCCAGGGACGATTGTGACCGACGGGTAGGAAAGCGCTAGGTCTAGGTTTGGCATTAGGTGCACCTGATTGGGTTGGGGCGATCGAAGTACGCAAACACCGCGCCGCTGCTGTCATAGCACACGTGTAGCTCCACTTTCGCGGAAAGTTCTGTGGTTGGCCACGAAGCCGTCCCCGTGCTATAGATTGAGCCAACCGGGCCCGCGGTTGCAGCTGGCGCCGTCGAGATGTTCATACCGTCGACAAGGGTAGAAGTGTTGTGCCACTCGCGCAGGTTCACCGCCGCGGCATAGGTGCCACTCTTGTCGTTTGTTGGCAAGGTAATTCCACCGCCACCGATTGGAGTCGGGAACCATATCTTCACCGCGTACGTCCATCGGTTGGCGCTGTAGAGAGTGGCAGTCTCTAGGGTGACCAAGACAGACTTGGTGGGAGCCTTATTGAACGCCTCACCCTGGGCAAACTTGATCCCCGCGGCGTTGGCAGTTGCCACGCGCTGAGTTTGTGCGAAACCGTTCATAGCGTAACGGGTCAATCCCCCGTATAGGTTCCCGTTAAAGATGGGGTTCTGCCATGCCATTATGCGATTGCCAGTGGTTTAGGTGAGGTGAGAGCGGCCAGATCTAATGCCGCCAAAATGCCAGAGAACGCGGATTTTGTGTTGTACCGTTGCAGGAAAACCACTTTGTCGACTTGGAGAATCGGCAAACCACCAATGGTGACGCCTGCAACTAATACCGGCTCGCCAGTGGGGTTCGGCGCGGGGATCTGCTCAAGGTGGTACCAAGCGTCGTACAAGAATGTATGCGACAACCGGTAGTAGTTGTCTTCCGGTGCCGTCTGAAAGCCTTGGTAGAGCAGTGTTCCAATTGGAAAGCCAAGGAACGCGACGCTGTTTCGGTTACCGACGTAAGAGGTGTAGGTAGCCCACGCTGGCTCTGCCGCTGGCGTGCCTTGCGGTAGCGTGCGGTCGTACTGCGTTTCAATAGTCACAAGTTGCTGAGGTACGTCGTAGACCTTCGGCTTGCCGTTCGTGTCAACCTTTGCGCCGCTGATGTCTACAGCAGCCGAAAACGTTACGTCTCCATCGGTTGGGAACGTGGGAGCACTGCGATACATGGCCGTCGACCGGACTACGGTCGCGCGGGTGCACGTGCAATACGAGCCGCCTACGTCAAGTTGCACCCCGTCGCGTGTGCTTGCTCGATGGGTGACGATCCAAGCGTTCTGTCGTTCGCGAACTGGCTCAATGCCAACCTCACGAACCACCATTGTCTTTAAATACGAGTTACCGGTGTACGCAGCCGAACTAATCCGCGTTGGAGGCGTTCCAGCGGCTGTAATGATCTGCGCTTCGGTTGGCTGTGTGCTGGCGCTGCTCCACGTCATCAAGTACTGCAAAGTGATCGATGATTCACCTGGTGGGGCGACAAGTGAGTAACTACGGCTGTTTGCCTTTTCAACAAGTGTGAACGACATTAGGAGCCACCTTTCAATGTTCTGTGAATTTGGCGCAGTACTTCCTCGTCGCGCCGCGGCGTGTCACTCATGCCAGCAGTCTTCTCTTGGCCGCTTGTGCCAAAACCAAACTCGTTGTTTAGATTGGAAAGATTCTCCATTGAGAATTTCTTACCTGGATCGGTAAATCCCATGATGATCTGATTAATTGACTCGTTCAAGAATCGCATTCCAGATTGCTGCAATGACTCAGTAAACGCCAATTGTCCGCCGCTAGCTGCGCCAACATCGCTTTGAGTTTGTTGGGTAATGCCCTGCCGCTTGGCGCGTTCTACTCCCGCTACATCGAGGCCGTATGCCTTTGCCATTTCGATCTCTTGGTTGATCTTGGCAATCTGCGTTTCCATTACGCCGCGCTGGGCTTCTGGTGAGAACCGGGTAGCCATCTGCGCCATCTCGGTCATGCGGCGATCCATGATCCGGAATGCACCCATGAGCATCTGGAAGCCCATCTGCGCCATGTTGAACGATGCACCAATAGCGATAGCGCTTGTCTTGCTGTTCAACTTGGCCAACTCGCGATTGGTTGCCGCTACGCCTTTAATGACGCCGGACGGATCAACTTCCGCGCGAATCACAGCCTTCATGCTCTTATCTGCCATACGTCTCCTTCTTCAACCAGGGGATGCAGCGTTGTGGCTTTTGCCCGACAGCGTTGCACACCAGGGCCGTAAGCAACCATTCGCACCGCTCAAGTGTGGTGAGTTCTGATTTGGCAATGAGTGCGCTCATGTTCATGCGTTGCTCACCGTCTGCGATCCGCCAGAGCCGCCGTTCGGCGGCGTCGTAAAACGTTCCCGGTTAATCTCCTCCAGCAGCGCCGAGCAGATGTCCGCTCGGACGTTTGCCATGTCGCCGTGGTTATGCACGAACGGCGTACCATCGATGCAGGACAGACAAGCCGCCCACCAGTACGGATCTGCCGCGGCGCGGGTGTAGTCCGCCATCGTTGGCTCACGCACCATGATGACGCCAACACCAGGCACATCCACGCGCCGTGGCTTCGGTGAGATTGAAGACAGATCAAACGGCATTAAGCCTCCTCAAGAGTCATTGACCACATACCAGGGCCGGAACCGTCATCCGTGCGCGTGGCGCTGGTGAGGTGTCCGGTGATGGTGTAAGCCAATCCACCCTTGTCGGTGTAACTAAATGCCACCGTTACACCTTGCGCCAGTGCAATGGTGATCGGGTTCATGTGGGTTCGGATTGCTGCGTCAAGGGAAGCATCTGCCATGCAATCAAAGGTAGCGCTGCGCTGGATGCGGCCAGGCATTCGCTTCTCGGCAAAGTCGGCAAGGCTTGTGGAGTCAAGCGATGTGCGCGAATGGCTAAAGGTCACATTCTTTGCAAAGTATGTGGCAGCGCCAGCAGTCTGAAAATTGAGCGTAAGCGCCCCGCCGTAGCCTGGTGTGATTGCCATTAGGTTGTCTCCTGTACAAGTAGTTCAAGTTGGATATTGCCGATGCGCTCCGCATCGGTCTTGCCGTCATCGATTGATTCGGTGCTCATGGTCACGCTAAATGCGGACAGAACTAGCACACAGTCGTAGGTGGTGCTCGTCACTGGTGAATCGAAAATGCCCCGAACATCTTCAATTAAAATGTGGCAACTATCTACCGTATCTGCGATTGCTTCGATCTGTACCGTAATCGTCCAGTGACACAAAGCGGGAATGCCAGCAGTTGTCACATCGATGGCAGCGCTCGTGATCTCGTACACGTAACACGGTGTAACAGCGCCTGCCTGGCGAACACCTGAGAACGTGGGATTGGTGGCTTCTAGCGCAGACTGAATAGCGCATTGAATATTACTTAGGGACACTGGTATTCCCCATTCCGAGGATCTTCCGCGCCTCAATAAGAATTTCGGAACTGATCGCCTGCATAATCCGGGCTACGTTTGCCTTGCCCCACATATCGCCATAGTGGTTGCCGGGGATCATGCGCCCAGAGTTCTTGTGCACGAATCCGTTCTCAGTCCAGGGGAACACGAACTGTCTGCCACGAGCGCGCGCGCCGCCCTTCTTGCCGAGTTGAACTCCGAGCTCGGCGCGAATCGGTGCGCCTGCCGGGCCCATTCGCTTGGGTGAACTCACGCGAGTGGCGGCCCCGATCGCCTTGCGATGCGTGTTTTTACCACTGCGGACGTAGGGCGCATTCACCAACACGGCTTTCAAGTTTGCCACAAACGGCTTAAAGCCCTTGCGGATTGCTTTCTTTCGCACCGCCTCGTTCAACATAGGCGAAAGCCGCGCCAGTGTGCGCGTCACTTCGTCCGTATCGATAGTGATGCGGACAGAACTTGACGAGGTCACAGAACCGCTGCTACCTCGACGGGTTGGGCCCATATATCGATCATGGAACCTCATTCCGTCACCTCCACCGCGTTTATCTCAAGGCGTCGGCGCTTCTGATCCCGATCCCAACAGCCCTTGATAAAGAACGTGCGCGTAGTGCCGTTGTCTTGAAGTAGCAAACGGGAGCGCGTGGTCACGGACGGATGGAAAGCAGCGAGGATGCGCCAATCGGTGCGCACGCTCGAACCGCCGTCATCCATTGTCTCTTCGGTGTTTGCGTTCTCAATGTGAACCGGGATGTTCGCAAACGAGAGCCAAGACTCCTGAGCCTGGCCAAATGCGTCCACGGTTGCTACCGGATTCTGCGCCGTCATGACGAGGCGCATCATTCCTGATGGAACGTGCCCGGCCATTACCCAATCCCCTTACCCATCATGCCGGTGATCCGATCCCAGTAGGTCGAGTCCAGGGCGACCGTATCGTCGCCGCGGCTTGCCACATGGTGCGCCACGCGCTGGAGAAGCGCCATCTCTAGCAATGGGTTCAGCGCTGCGTTGCTGGCCGTCACGGTCAGTGTGACCGGGTAGGTCAGACTGACATTGGCAATTTCCATGTCCACGTAGATCAAGCCGTTGATTTGAATCTTGGCGCTGTTCAGGTTGCCGGTGAGCGGCGTCGTAGCGCTGTCGCTGTAGGTGACCGTAGTTCCCGCCAGGTCGCCTTGGCGCTCCAAACGGAGGTAGAGACCGCCGTAGATCGTGACGGGCGCCTGAGGCACCCACTGCGTCCTGGTGACACTCTCCACGCACCACCCGGTCCGCTCTTCTAGTTCCCGTACTGCTGCTGCCCATGCAATGCCGATAGCCGGGTCATCCTCGGTGTGAGGAATGCGAGCCCAACTGCGGAACTTTGCGATATCTAGGGCCATAGTTCCTCGCAACGGGGGGGTGGAGCCGAAGCCCCACCCACCCGAAGGATGAGAGGATCAGAATCAGGCGTTCGTGACTTGCAACTGCACCAGCGCGTTGACGCGGGTGAAGTTGGAGTTTGCAAACATCATGCCCTGGTAACGGATACGGCCAGTACCACTCAGGCTGTACTCGTCGCGAGTGACCGACATTGAACCCCACTCACGCATGGCGAAGCATTCACTAATGTTGCCCAAGCATGCGATGACGTTCTTACCAGTCGAGGCCGTTGCAACGTGTGCTGGCAAATACTCAGTCACGTAGACGGGCAAGCCCATCAGAGTGAACGGAGCAGCACCAACGAGCGCAGCGTCTGCACTTGGGACAAAGATCGGAACACCATTTACGAGCAACCCTGCGATTGCTGCGTAGGTGTCCTGCGGGAGAATCCATGCAGCCGAGCCCCAATACGCGGCAGGCAACTTCGTGTAGCGCATTTCGGACAACTTGGCAACCGTTGCACCGGCAGTGATTGCCAGGGCGCGAGTAGTACCAGTGCTTGTTGCGGTCGTGATGTTGATGCCGGTCGTGGAGTTAACGGTGAAGATTCCCGTTGGCGAGTTGGTGCCAGTGCCTCCGATATAACCCCATTCGAGGTTTTTCGAAAGCTGGACCTGCAGATGTGAGAGCACTTCCTGTTCCACGGGGAATCCAGGGTCAGACTGTGCAATGAGTTGGTGGGAGACTTCGGTCTTCGGCAAGCAAAGAACCGGAGCGAGCGCGACTTCGGTGAACAAAGGATCAGCAGAAGTTGCGCTCACACTTCCCGTATCAGGCGCAGTCCATGCGGCGGTGTAATCAGCGGTCTTAAGCGTGCTGTATCGCAACGCTTGGTAGCCCTGAACTCCTGTGCGCAGGTCTCCTAAATTACGCATGATTGAATTCGCCGATAGGTACTTAAGCACGGCGTCTTGGTACAGCTTCGGGATGAGGATCGAGCTCGAAGCGGTTGAGATGAGTTCGCGCTGTTCAGGAATTGCGCCAGTGCGCATGTAGTTCGCAAACTGCATTTCGTACTTCTTGGAATCGCGATACTCGAGTGAGCGCTCTTCGGTCTTCTTGAGGGAGTTCTCAACAGCGCTAGATGAAGCGAAACGCTCGCGCACTTGCGCTGCGCGGATCTCTGCATCGAGCTTGCCAAGTTCGTTGGCAACTTCATGGCCACGCGCTTCGACTTCAACGGACATGGTGTCCTGGGCGAGAATGGAATCACGCTCTGCAACGAGCGCCTTACGGGTCTCAAACATTTCGGACAGTTTCATGATGGCATCCTTAGACGCAGACGTAGACGGGCAATGCCCGAATGAAGGGTTCTTGCTTCGGCACTTGTCTGCGGATAAGCGCCGTTTTCAACGATGGAAACTTCACGCAGCGCAACCTGCGAAAGTGTGCGAGTGTTGCCGACCCAACTGTCGGCGATGACTTGGAAACCGAACGACATCTCAGACAACACGCCAGCGTCCACCAACTGGCGAACGTCCTTTGCTCGCTGCGTGTCGGGAAGCGTTACTTCGAACGCAAGACCGTGCGCGTCACTGTTGAGCTGGAGTAGCCCACTCTTGGTATTTGCCAAGAGGTCGCGCGAATCGTGACCGACAAGCAGCGAGATATTGGTACGCAGCGAATTGTCGAACGCGCCGCGTGCGACTTTCTCGGTGAATGGCTTGCCGCCATTGATGCCGCGGATGGTCAGTGGGTGGCTCGGAGCGTCATAGACCGAGGCGTAGCCGCCGATCTTGTCGCCCGTCATGGCCAGTTTGGCCGTGCGAATCTCAAGCAATGTCTTCACCTCCATCGATGTTGCCGGCCGCGTTGTCGCCTTGCGTGGCGCTCATGCCGCCTGGCATGGACACACTTGGAATTTCGAACTGATCGCCTTCGATCGGAGGCAAGCCCATGCGCTTCCGACCGTCGTTTGGTGAGAGGATCCCGGCGAGTACGAGTTTTGACAGCGCCATACCCGCATCGCGCATATTGCCGCGGAGCAAGACGTCGGTATCAAGCCGTGCGTGTTCGCCGGGCCCGCAGAGTTTGCGCGTGATCTCCGACTCCCACGCGGTTACCCATTGGGCGAGTGCGCCATCAACGTAGGCGCGTGCTGTTTCGGATTGTGAGGACAGTGCCCCGCCGCCCTGCTGGTAAAGCATTTCGGGCGGTACGCCAAATGCACGAGCCACTTCCTGAATTGAGAACCGGCGCGACTCAAGCACATTGCTTGTGCTCTCGCTGATCTTCTCGGCCTTCATGCCTTCGCGCAAGATCAACGGGCGCGACGCACCTTCGGGCGTTGAGTGCATGGTCTGCCAGGCGTCCCGGATGGCTTGAACCGTCTGGTCAGACATGGCGCCAGGGTGGCTGATACTGATCTTTCCGCCACTCTTAATGAGCGCGGAGTGGGCCGCGTCTTGGTCTGCGGCTAGATTGAACGCTGCTCGGGCGGCGTCTAGTGGCCCGATGAACCAATCCGGGCGCAGCGGATCCGGGTAGCAACCAAGGTGCAGCACTTGATCTGAGGACAACGTAGTCCCGGCAAGCTTGTAGACCACGCCGTCTTCGGTCATTTCCGAACTGATCGCGTTCGTCGGCATCGGTTGCAGTTCCGCAACAGCGCCCGAACTGTCGCGGCGAATGAGCGCGACACCGTTGCCGGATTCGAGCGCACACGCAGTGATGTAGCGGCGGAACTCGTAACCTGACTGCCAGCGCGAAGCATCGCGGGTCATCAGTTGTGTAATCGGCGAGTCGACCAACTGACCATCGCTATCAACGACGTGGAACGGTAGCCGTGCAAGGTCTGCCGATATCAGTTGAGTCGCTCGAACGACCGCAGGGAGGGACGATATAGCCGGTGCGGCTAGCGGCTCCGGGCGTGCGTAGACGACCGTGGCGCTTCTGAATCCCATGAACCGTGCGAAGATGCTCACTGAAACGCATGGAACAAATGTGCCCCGCGTTGTCAAGCGATTATTTCAGACTTGCACTCTTAACCAACAAACACAAACGCCGCGGCGATTTCTCGCTACGGCGTTTGCGTTCAAACCCTCCGGGCGTCCGGAGGCGGCTTTCGCCGTCTTACTGAGCGCAGGGCGGGAGCTCAGGCGAGGCGCTGTGCGGGGCCTCACACCACATTGCTGTGATGCGCAAAGTGTACTACCCAATCGGGCAAGCGCTGGTGCTCAGTCCGGTTGACTCGCGTACCTGGTGATGCTCCATCAGCAGCGCTGCCATGTTGCCGGAAACGATGACATCCATGTTGCCCTTGCCGCCGCGTCCCTTTACCGGCCGGATGTTGCCAACATTGTCTGAAATCAAGGTGATTTGACCGAGTCCGGACACCAAAACGGGGTCATTGTCGTAGGTCAACTGCCTACTTTTGAGGAGGTCTGCCCAGCATTTCCACGCTGGTGCCATCGTCCGAATCGACTGATCTACCGTAACGATGGGCCATCCGCGGTCAATCCATCGCTTGATGTCACGCGCTTGCGCCGGATGCGGGTCGACTCCGATCTTGCGGACGTCATACGTGGCGATCATGTTCTCAATCTCCGCCTCGACAATCGACATGTCCTGCCATTCACCAGGCATACGCCGCAAGTGCCCTGCATGAATCCATTGTTGCAATGGGTTCTTGCACTTCTTCTCGTCAAGCGCAATGTCAATGCCTGCCCACCAGCACACGTTGCGTCCGCGGATCATTTTGCCGTCAACTACAAAGAGCGTAAGCGCTGTCAAATCGAGCTGGACCCCGTAACCTCCGCGGCTCAGATCGATAGCGATCACCGCCGGCTGTCCGCGCAGGCGCGTCCAGTCAACCTCTTCAAACTGCCGCTCAAGTATCGCTGTGTCGATATCTGAGGTGGCAATCGTGTGATATCTGCACGCCAACTGCGTTTCGAACTCGGCAATCTGCACCGGATCGCCCGTATTTAGCATCGTTTGCGCGGCTAATTGCAACTGCGTGGGGTCGACAATCGTGCCTAAACCAGGGTGCGCCTTCGCCCATACAGCAGGATCTGACGCCGAATCCTCGGTATCTAAGCCGTAAATCATGGGCCACCACCCTGCTGGATAGGGCGTTCCGTCGGCTATTGCCGCCTCGCACGCTTGCCAGTAGCCCCAAATTGGGCGCGTCTTCTGCTCCGGATCGGGCGTGGTGATCGCCAGCAGTTGCGACGTAGCGAACTTTGCAAGACCAGTGAGCAATCGCCCAAACGCTTTATCCATGCGCGAGCATTCGTCCGCAATGGTGAGCCGACTCGTCAAACCGTCGAGGGCGCGATCTGTGCAGGGCAGCGATATGTAGCGATTGCCGCCGTGCACCACTTTGCCAGGGTGCGCCGGCGTCGAGCCGCCCGAAGATCGCCACCCTTGCTCGTCTTTGTCGCTGTCATCGAGCGCCAGCGTGCGGCACATCGTGGCCATGCGCTCGAAGGTCTTCTGTGCAAGCCGGCCATCGGGCGCGACTGACGAGAACTCCAGCGCTTGCGATCCGTTGCGCATCGCCGCCATAATCATCGATGCCGCGAACTCCGTTTTGCCATTGCCACGCGCAACCACCAACAAGAGCGCCTTGGTGGCCGGCGTGTCGGTCTTCACCTTTGACACCACCCGCCGCCTGGCAAGCAAGACCATTGCAACCATGCATTGCCAAGGCATCCACTCCAGCGGAGTACCGGCGCCTTCCTCCACACCTTGACCGCACTTGCGTGCAAACGCCCGTGCTTCCTCGGCGCGTGGCTCGTCCCACCACACATCGTGCGCACCTGGCGCTCGGCGCTCAGCCAAATAGCGTTTGCATGAATCGACGATGCGCAGATTGGCGACGGCGCTCCCGCTGGCGATTGACTCGGCGTACGCGTCGGCTAGGTCGGCGCATAAAGGCGGTCGCTTTAGGTGTTTACGGCGTGAGTCTGTTCCGCCTG